TTTTTCATAAGTTCTCATAGCACCTAATCCTAATAAAGCAAGAACTAAGCCTGTAACTTCATTTCCATCAATTGTTGGTAATAAAGGAACAATCTCAGTAGCTCGGTCAGACAAAGTTACAATGCCTATTACAATAAAGTCTTTAATAATCCAATTGTAAAGTAAAGCAATAGCACAAATCCAAAGCAGTGCAGGCCTTCCTCCTGCTACAAACCAATTTGTGTTTTTAGCAGATTCAATATTTGCCTGAGCTTGCATCATATGAGGCTGAGCCATTAGTGTTTGTATTTTTAACGCTGCAGCGGATCTTTCATCATCAGATGTAAATAAGCCGTCTAAACCACTCATTACACTGTCAGCCAAGCTGCCTACATCAAAGTTTACTATTCCACTCACTTTGTTTTCCTTACAGCTAAAAACTGTAAAAATATTGTAGGCACAATAAAGAACTGAGTAATATGCCCAATAATATATGCCCAATCTTTGCCAAAGAAAGGACTCTCTTTCAACATAAAATCTGGAAACAGATATCGCAAATTCTCAACGTCCATATTGGTGTAGCTATGGCCTACTTGTGCAATGCACCACCACAATCTAGTACCTGCTTCTCCTGGCCCATCTGTTGCTACATAAGACTTTTTAGCAACTTCTAATCTTTCTTTATATTCAGACATAAATTAATCCTTAATAAGTCCAATATTTTGGTGTTCCTGATCTAGAGTCAATATGAGTAAAAGCATCATATCTACCAATAGACAAGCCTAAACTATCTGCATAATCTGCAACTTTTTTTGGTTCTATTTCTTTAACATAAATATCAGCAGCTCTAGCTAATAAATGCTGTGAAGAAGGTGCTCCGCCTACTGCAGCATTATGGTCAATACACCTACAAGCAGATGTAATAATAACTGGAGATGCAAAATGACTTCTAATAGCTTCTAAGGCTTCTAACAGCACAGTGTCAACAGTGTCAAAGCCACATCCACACTTGCAAGCAAATTCAGGGCGTTTAAAATGAGGTGATATTTGCATTGTTATCTGCCCGTATGAAGGATTCTTAGAATTTCTTTTATGTCTGTTCTTTGTTCTTTAAGATCAGTTTTAATCTCATCAGCAGTGTCTTTGTTATGTTCCGCGTCTGCTGCAATTACTCGTAAGTCAGAGTCAATTGAAGCAACTTGCTGTGACAAGATTTGTAGCTTGAGTGAGTTTTGCGAGGTAGATTTCTGGGCATAAGAAATGTCAGAGCTTAATGTGACCCAGATTCCTCCAGCCACAAACACAATCGCACCAATCCCCATAAGAATCTCTACTGTTATGAACTTCTGCCAACCAACGTCTGTGCTTCTTCGTTTTCCATTAATCATTGTAAATCCTTTATACTTCAGCTTCTACTTCCCAAGGAACACCATTAGCTGTAGTTTTTCTTCTATCTACAACAATTTGCAAGCTATTTTCTATATTGTCTTTGTTAACTTGAGGATCACCTTCTACACCTTCAGAGTCTACTGTAGGAGCCCAGCACCAACCAAGAATTTGATCCTCTGTAAGATCATCATAAGGGGTGTATCCTGGAGCATTGGGGTCAAAAGTAAAAAATGCAACTCCATAACTAGAAGCTGTAGAGCTGTCACCATTTGCTACACACGACCAAAAAGCCTTAACTACACCACCTGCTTTTTCTTCAGGAGCTGTATCTCTAGTTAATGTTGTTATTGTCCAGTTAAATAAAGTCATTATTTTTCCTTGTTTTACTAAGTAGGTGGTCGAGTTACTTCTATCCAAACTGAACCGTTGTACATTTCAAGAGCGTCTATAGTTGTGTTATATATCATTTCACCTGTAATCATGCCCGTTAAGGCACTGCGCTGAGTGGTGGTAAATTGTGGCATAATAGGCCCACCGTTCTTGCCTACGGCTTCTGTCCCATTAACTGACATACCATTAGCAGTTACCTTAATACGCTCAGTAGCACCCGCTCCTATTAATACCGTATTAGTGAGTCCACTAGTTCCCAAAAGTTTGCCGATTACAGTGTTGTTAGAAGCGATACCGCCTGATCCCGCAGAGGTTCCGATGCAGGTGTTGTTACTTGCATTTGAAAAAAGCAATGAGCCTTGGCCGACTGCCGTATTGTTGCTGCCCGTAGCATTTAAGAACAACGATGATGCGCCGATGGCTAAATTCGCTACTCCTGTCGTAGTGTTCGCACCAGCATTTGTACCTAGGCCGACATTTTGCCCACCTGTTGCTAGTGCTAATGCACCTAGTCCTATTGATAGGTTTGTTGTGTTTCCCTGTGGGCCATAGCTATTTAAGTATCCATCTGCAACGGTTACACCCCCACCGTTAACAGAAATTCCTGTGCCGTCAATTTTAAGACTATCAACAGCACCATTTTTTAACGTCCAGCCATCAGTAGTAGTAAAGTTTGCAGAGGCTAAATTAGAGGCTATATGTATGTGACCATCAGTTGTGTCGTTTAAATCTATTCCAGCGGAGTTAATAATAATGCCTTTAAGACCTTGACTTACGCGTCCTGCATTTACACCAATTGCTATTGAAAAATCTGATTGATTATTTGTACCCGCTAAATAACCAATGCTTACTGCTCCTTGACCTTGACTTATAAAACCAGCTCTATATCCAGCAGAAATTGCCCAATCTCCTTGAGTTTCTGATCCTGCCTGATGACCAATTGCAACTGCTAAAGTTCCTTGAAAGTTTGTATCAGGGTCACCAGGATCTGGATCAGCTCCCATCCCTGCCAAATGACCAATAGCTATTGATCCAAGAGATTGTTTATAATTACCTGCACTGTTTCCAATTGCAATACAACTAGCTGCTTGATCAACTGAGCCTGAAGCAAAGCCTAATGATATTGATCCAGCAGATTGATTATTCTTTCCAGCATTTAGGCCAATTGCAATAGAATTTGTTTTTTGTAAAAACTGTCCTGCAGAAGCCCCTATTGATATTGCATTACTTTCTTGTTGAACTCCAGAATTAGTTCCAATTGCAACAGCATTTGATCCTTGTGAGCTTACTCCGTCTTCACCAGCTGCTGCATTAGTTCCAATTGCTATAGACTGAAGTCCTTGATTATGTGTTCCTGCATTATACCCAATTGCAACACCATTAACACCTTGATTATTAGATCCAGAAAAAAGTCCAGCTCTAAAACTATTAGAACCTGTTCCATTGCTTATTAGCCCAGCATTAAAAGTGTTTTGTGCTGTCCATGTGTTAGCCAATGGAAGCAAATCTACTGATCTTAAATCATATGTATTATTTGCACCTCCTATATCTTCTGTAACAGTCCATTTTTCATTAGATGTATCATAATCTATAGAAGCTGCGCTTGAAGTTATATGTATGTGACCAGTTGTAGTGTCATTTAATTGAGCACCTGTAGAGCTTATAATTATTCCTCTAGCACCTTGGGCATTGTATCCTGCATAACTACCAATAGCTATTGATTGTGGTTTTTGCCGAGTTTGTGCTGCAAAAGCCCCAATTGCAATACCATTTTCCGTAGGATCAACAGATACATTTTGAGGATCTACTTGAGGTTCAATATAGCCTTGTTCAGTTTGTCCTGCTTTGTAACCAATAGCAACAGATCCGCTGCCTTGTGTGTCTTCAGCTGCATAACTACCAACAGAAACAGCATGATCGCCCTGTGTAGTCCTGCCTGCGCTATAGCCAAGAGCAATAGCTTCAATGCCTTGGCTAGTAGATCCTGCTAAGTCTCCTGCTTTAAGGCTGTTAGCTCCAGCACCAGGGCTTAATAAAGTATTATTAAATGTATTTGAGCCTGTCCACACATTGTTTAATGGCAACAAAGCTACTGCATATAAAGACTCATAAGTATCTCTATTAAAAGTAATATATACTTGAGAAATTCCAGATAAAGACAGAGGAGAAACACTTGCTCCAGTACCCCCAGTAAATTGAGTATTTATCAAAGTAGCAGATACATTTGTTCTTACTAATTGATTGCCAACAATTGTGCAGTTTCCAGATTCTTTGTTAAGTCCATTTACAATTGTATACCAATATTCTCCATCTCCAACTGTTGAAAATCCAGCATATCCTTGAAGTGGGCCTAATAAAACTAAATTACCTGTGCCTTCTGTTGCCGTTTGCTCGCCAACCCAATCACCTACATTAATCGTCATTATCCTAGCCTCACTTGTAGCGGATCACCAGACCAGCGTTCTAGCTGATCTGAAGAATCTAGTTCTGAAATAGATACTTCTAGTCTTGAATACCAACTAGAAGCAGCATCATAATCTTTTGCAAATAAAGAAATTTCTGCACATAATCCTGATAAGTATATATCTGGATTATTTTCTGATAGCCAATTGCTGCTTGTATCAATAGCTGGAAGTGCAAGAGATGGAACTTGCTGATAATAAATCATTTCAATACTAAGACCATTTGCCAGTATAGGGAAAATTTGAATTTGATCTGCTATTACACAATAATAGTAAGTCGGAAATCCATTTGTATTTCTTTGGCCTCTAGATTCTTCTAATTTATACTGATTTAATAATGCAGGATCTATTAAACGTAAAGATATTGTTCCAGCACCTACTATTAAAGGAGTTGGATTAGTAACTTGAATATCTCTCATTCCAGACCAATCAGGTGGCAAAGAATAATATTCTCTGTTTTCAATAGTAAGAGTAAATGCTCTTGCAGACTGCCTTCTTGTTTTTAAAAGCCTGTTTATGCGAGCTTCTGTAAATAAATAAAAATTATTAATATTTTCATTTACTTCTATGTCATAACGATCTGCATAAGCTATAGCAGCATTAGTTAATGCTAATTTATTCATAATTTACCAGGCCTCACTCTTAAATGTCTCCATTCTGGAGCATTTAGTTTAGCTTTCTTTTCATTTTCGCTTGCTTTATACCAGTTAAAACCTTCTTTCATCCATTTTTCAATAACCATAAGAGGAATACGAGCAGCGTGGTATACTCCATCTTTAACATCAGTAAACTTAGGCTTACTCGTATGCTCATTGTACAAAACTTTATTCATAGCAAGAGTATGTTCAACATCTTGGAATCTTTTTAGAGTTAGTTCACGAGTTTCAACATTATACCAAGTCTCTTCAGTAATTCCTGTTATATCTGAATGCTCTCTTGCTATAAGTTTCATCGGATTAAACCATTTCCTGGACCACCAAAATGGCCTTTAGGATAGATCATTGCTTGTGGCCCCCGCCTTGCAGCCTCTTTAGGTGCTCTATCATTCATTTTAGTTGTCTTAGCTTTAACAGCTCTTGGTGAAACTACATTTGATCTTGGGTTTGCCATTATATATCTCCAAAAAGGGGCAGAGAGTAGGAGTCTTAAATCTTTTCCCTCTGCCCAATAGCCCATTTATTAAGAAGTAGTCAATGCAGCAATTGCAATATGCGCAAGAGGATTACACACTTCAAGCGTGGTCTCCCAAACTAGTTGCTTTCGAGTTGCATCACCTACAGTAGCAATATCTCGTGTAAACAGAGGTCGCAAATCACTTACTTTTGCATACTCAGGGTCAACCAGAAACATAACACTAGGAGCAGTAAAACGATCTGGTGACATTGTTACAGTATGAAAATCACCGTCATAAACATCAATAGATGCTACTAGCTTTTTATCGTCAGTTGTTACATAACGAGTTGAGGATGCAGTAAAAGTTGATACTACTCCTCTGTTATAAGAGCCAGTAATTCCTAAGATATTCTCATTACCACCAGATTGGTTCCAAAGTGCTGCCAAAGAATCAGACAAAATTGTCTCACTAAAAGCACGAGGTGTTCCTGGAACATATCCAGTTAGATCACCATTTCCTACTGGAGCAGTTGATCCTGCTCCACCTCGAAAAGATGTTCCAGATAAATAGCTAAGAAAACCACCCATCGTACGAGCTGCTGCAGTGCTACCACCATCTTTTTCTTGAGCTAATCCAACCATGCCATATTCAGCATCACGCTTAATAGCTTTCATCCTACGAGCAACTTGATAAGCCATTTCTGACTTAATTCCACCACCTTTAAGGACTTTTTCTTGCGAACCTGTTACCATCGCAGTTTTTGTAAGAATTTGAGTATAGTTACTCAAACGAACACGAGAAGCTGGATCAACAAATGTTGCATCTGATCCTTCAATTGATGCATTTGAAGCTTCATCTTCAAGTACATCAGTTAGCCAATCGTGAGAT